AAGATTCTTTAGCTGATAGCTCCTCGCAAATATCCCAACTGTGAAAGCAGTTAGTTATGTGTTGTTGTACTTCTTCTGATGTATATGTTATTTCCATAATTATTTAGATTTTAATATTTCTATTTCTTGTTTTAATTCTTTTATTGCGTTAATTAATACTGGCACTAATCTTTCATATTTTAGACCATAACTTTTTTCATCTGGAGTTTGACCAACAAATAACATATCATTTCTGTCATTTCCATATCCATATTGTTTTTCTAACTCTAATACATCTTGAGCCAACATACCTACATTTACTCTTTCAGCTTTTTTACTTCCATCTGGCACAACATCTAATAAATCTTCATCTTCATTATCTGGGTTAATATACCAAGACCTTTTATCCCATTTATAAGTTTTAGGTTGTAGTTGTGTAATAAAATCTAATCCTATATGAAAGTCCTCTATATCGGTTTTATCTCTTGCGTCAGAAGATGAAATTGTTGTATCAGCACAATATAAATCAGTAATATCATTATTACCTAAACAAATTATATGAGAGCTTGTTGTAATAGTACCTGATGGAGAATTACTACGACCTGCATCTTTTCCTAATAATATATTTCTTGTACCAGATGTTATACTATAACCTGCAGCATCTCCAATAGCTACATTTCTATCTCCACTTACACCTGATGTTGAGCCAAGTGCTGCATATCCAATACCAATATTACCAGTACTGTTGTAGGCATATTCAAGAGCATCAATACCTATACCTATATTTGCATTACCCCCTGTTATGTGTTGACCTGCTGACTCTCCTATAAAAACATTTTCATAACCACTTGTTAAATTCTGACCTGCTGAAAAGCCCATAATAGTATTATCACTACCAGTAATCGTTGCATTATCCGCTGCTTGTGAGCCAACAACAGTATTTCTTTCACCTGTGCTATTAAACCTACCTGCTAATGCACCTAAAAATGTATTGTTTTCTCCCCTATTATAAGCTCCTGCATAATATCCAAATGTTGCGTTATAATCTCCAGTTGAACTTCCTGATACACCATAATTAGAAAAATAACCCATTGATGTATTATAGTTTCCTGTTTGGAAAGTACCAACTGAACCACCTACCCCTGTATTAAAAGAGGTTACTGTAAGCGCTTGAAATGCATCATAACCAATACCTATGTTATTCTGTCCTGTTGTTAATTGATAAAGTGATGTTCTGCCTAATGCAACATTAAATGTACCTGTTGACATTGCCAACGTAGCTAATGAGCCGACTGAAACATTATATTCTCCAGTATTAATGTTAATTCCTGCTTTATAACCTACAGCTGTGTTTTCATCTCCAGTAGATATATTAAAGCCTGCTTGCATACCAATCGCTGTTGTCCTTGTCGCAGTTGTAGCATAATGAGCAGCGTATGCACCTATTGCAGTATTCTCATCTCCTTCATATCTATTTAAAGCAGCAAAACCCATTGAGGTATTAAATTGACCTGCTGCTGCTGCATTTAAATTTTTAAAACCTACACAAGAATTGTAATTACCTGTTAAACTTACACCTGTTTCGTGACCAATTAAAACATTTTCACTTTGTCCTGTTAATCCTCCACCTGCACCATCTCCTATACAAACATTATAACTTCCAGATGTTAGTGAATCACCTGCTGATGCGCCCACTAAAGTATTAGAAGTTCCTGTATAGCTTGTTGCATTTCCTGCATACGCACCAAGTATTGTGTTTCTACTTGTTGTTGTAACATTCTTACCTGTGTCTCTACCTAAAAATGTATTAGCTGCTCCTGTAGTGATATTATAACCTGATTCATAACCAATCGCTGTATTACTATCTCCACTTGTAATACTAAATAAAGCTCTAAATCCAAGACCTGCATTTGCTGCTCCTGAACCTGTACCATATCCTGCTTGAAAACCTACATAAGTATCATAATTTGCGTTTTGTCGACCATAACCTGCATTAAAACCAACTGCAGTCAGACCTGTACCTGTAAAAGAATAACCTGCATTTGCACCAATTAACACAGTATAATCACCTGTAACCAAACTTCGCCCTGATTCAATACCAATACAAACATGCTGTGTACCAGTAGTTAAACCTTGTAATGAATTTAGACCTACTGCAATATTATAATTGGCTGATGTTGCACCTGTTAAAGCTTGTACGCCTAAAGCTGAATTAGAGTGTCCAGAAGTTAAAGCATCTCCTGCTCTTGAACCTACTAAAACATTGTCATAACCATTAGCTAATGAAGCACCTGCATAATATCCAACTGCTGTATTATCTCCAACAGTTAAATTACCATTAGCCATAGCATAAGCACCAATAGCTGTATTTTGACTACCAGTTGAAGCAGTATTCATAGCCACATAACCAATAGCTGTACAATTATTTGCTGTTGTTAAACTTCCTGCTGCTCCATATCCTGATGCAACATTATAACTACCCGTTGTTACACTTGAATTTGAATAAGTACCAACAGAAGTATTTCTTTCTCCCGTAGTTGCTACATCAAAAGAAAATGAACCAATAGATACATTATAACTACTAGATGTTATTGCTCGCCCTGCTCCATAACCAAAAGATGAATTATGTGACCCCGTTACATTAGCGGGATTTCCTGCACTATTACTACCATACCAAGTATTACCGCCTGAATTAGGATTATAAACAGCACCATTAGCATCTACACGCAATCTTTCAGTCCAAGAAATAGTATTTCCTACTGTTCCTGCTGGTGCATTATAAAACACAATATTACCATCTTCTAAATCCATTCGAGCAGGAGCTTCACTTGCGTATCTATAAGTAAAAGCAGTACTACCTCCAGTTATTGTAGCATTACAAGTTAAATATAAATTTGATTTCCAAGGCGCACCTGTAATAGTATTACCTTGTCTACCTATTTCTAAAGAACGATAATCTGAGGCTGGTGTTCCACTTGTAGCACCAGCACCAATTATAATACTTCCTCCATTATCAAGACGCATTCTTTCTGCACCACCTGTATACCATCTCTGGTTACCTGAATCTTTTTGGTCATAAATAACATCAGCACTATCCATATAGATTTGTGTACCATCACTTGCACCAACACCTGTGGTACTATTTGCAAGTTTGATTCTTGGATTAGAAGCACTATAAACTTGGAATCCTGAGCCTGAAGGAAAAGCTACTGAAGAATTACCAAAACTTAAATTCATCGCAGCACCCTCAAAATATAAACCATTTCCACAAGTATGAAGTAAAGACCATAAATCGTTACTTGTAGTCTCTATTCCTGCTTTAAAAAACTCGCTACCTGCGTTTCTCCAACTTAATCTAGCAACATCACTTGTTGACCCTCTATCAATAATTAGTAAAGCATCTGATGGACTATCAAGCTCGATAAAAGTACCGTTTGATTGAATATTACCTGCAAAAGTTGTATTTTTTGAGCTTCCGTCAAAATGTACTATTTCTCCTTGTTTTCCATCTCCTACTCTGAAATCTCTAAAATAAGTTGTTCCACCTTGATAACCTTGATAGTTAATCCAAAAATCTGTATTATCTGCATTTTGATTATATCCACTTTGTAATTGATTAGAAATTAATCTTGTTACTCCTGCACTTATTTTTACATCATTTGTAATAGTAACTCCATCTGTTGTTGTTTCAAATTTTTTAGAATCATCATAAAATAATTCAACACCACCATTTTTAAAGCAATTTATATATGGCTCATTACCAGTTTGTGAACGTAAATAAAGAGCTGTATCAGAACGTAACATAAAATAACCTGTGTCATTTTCTATAAAACTATTAGTTGCATTGTGATATATATTTAAGTCGTTTGATGTCCCAAATCTAGCTTGACTATCATCTGCAAAAGTTATGTTATCATTTGCACTTACTGCTATATCTGTACCTCCTGTAGTATTTCCGTTAGCAAGTATTTCAGCTAAAGTATCTTGACCACTTAGTGAAGTATCTACATAATCTTTAACAGCAGCACTTGTTGGGATACTTGTATCATTATCATTAGAAGCTATACCGTCAGCTTCGTCTACAAATTTTGTAATTGTTATTGACTCTGTAGTATCAGTTAAATTACCCCAAGATAAATTACCAGTTACAGAAGCATTACCAGTAACAGTTAAATTACCTGAGTTTCCTATTGTAACTGTAGTACCGTTATCTTCTATAAGTCCTGTACTTAATGTATTAGTACCAGTCCATTTAGCTATTTTGTTTGCAGTACCAGTTCCTAGTATAGCAGATGTATTGTCAATTTTTTGCCAAGTATCTGTTGCTCCAACTTCTACAAATATAGCCCAGTCACCAACTTGCCAGTCTGTAATACCGTCTAAGTTTGTAGTACCTGCAACGCTAACAATATAAAAATGTCCTGTAGTACCAGTACCGCTTGTTAATGTCGGTGTGTTTGTACTTGCGTTCCAAGTTCCTTGATAAACTAAACCTTGTGGCAACTGTGTTATTTGCGCTTGTAAATATCCAAGAGCTTGTAATATACTATCAGTAGATTGAATGTTTTGTGATGTACCTGTATTTAAATTTGTTAATACTTTTGCTGTAACTGTTGTATCTGCTATAGTTGTAGACATAGCTTGGTTACCACCAGAAGTATAATTATAAGGCCCACCAGTTGTAGTTACATCACCAGTTATAGTTAAGTCTCCACTTGTTGCTAAAGCTGTTGCTGTATCTGCATTTCCTGTAACATCACCAGTCACATTTCCAGTAAGGTTACCAGAAAATCCTGTTGTAGCTGTAACTGTAGTACCTGTTATTACAGTAGGTGTTGTGTTTCCTATTACTGTATTATCAATGTTGCCACCGTTTACGTCTATTGACGAAAATGTACTTGTGCCTGTAGAAACAATATTTCCAGTTACATTACCTGTAACATTACCAGTCAAATTACCTGTAACGTTTCCAGTTAAATCACCAACTACATTAACAGATATTGAACTTGGTAAACCTATTGTTACCGTTTGATTAGTTACGTTTGTAGTTACTTCATTTGACGTACCTACAATATTTAATGTTTGACTGTCTAATAATACTTGACTTGTATTTGAACCGTCTGAAATATCTAAGTCTTGCGCTGCGCTATTATTATCTACATATTGCGTTGTAGCAACTTTTGTGCTGTTGTCATTTGCGCTTTGTGTTGTAGCTGTAACTCCGTCTGCTAATATAGATGTTGAAGTTACAGTACCAGTAATATTTCCTGTTACGTTACCTTGTAAGTTTCTATAAACAGTAGAAGGCAAAGATATAACTAAACCAGTACCAGATGCGTTTGTTTGTACTTGGTTTGTAGTTCCAGTAATTGCGAATACTTGACTATCTAAGTCTACTTGGCCTGAACCTGTATCTGCGCTAAAATCTAAATCTTGAGCAGTTACTATTGAATCTACATATGCTGTAGTTGCTATTTTTGTACTATTGTCTCCTTGTGTTTGAGTAGTTGCAGTTGAGTTGTTTGGTAATACAACACCTGCTGAATTTAAAGATATTGTTAAGGTTTGATTTGAAGCTGACGTAGTAAGTTGGTTTGCTGTACCTTGAATGGCAAAAATTTGTGAGTCTATGTCTACAGCTCCTTGTCCGCTATCACCGCTAAAATCTAAGTCTTGTATTGTAATATTATTGTCTACATAATTTTTAGTTGCTGCGTCTTGTAAATTTACTGGGTCAGTTACATTTATAATTCTGTTTGTAGATAAGTTTAAAGTACCGCTAATTTTAACTGTATTAGATGTACTTAAATATACGCCACTTCCATTTCCTAAACCGTCTGTTAATTCTGTCTCAGATGCGGTTAAAACATTGTTGTCTATTGTTTTTATTAGGCCGTCATATGTAGACGCTATTGTTTGATTATATAAACTTGCCATTATTTTTTATTTTTATTATTCTGTTTTTTCTTCAAAAAAGTTTTTAATTTTTTTATGTTTACTACTTTTGGTCTATATTTCATAATACCCACCCATTATATAACGCATCATAATCAGGATTTATGTCATCATTTGAATTACTTGTGTATTCAGGATAATTCGTTTGATTAAAACTCATAAAATCAATAAACCTTCTTGTATAATATTCAGCAAACTCTCTTGCCTTGTCAACAAGATAATCTACTTCATTCTTAGAAACTGTATCAGCAGTTTCGCTTCTATGCTTAAATACGCCACCATTTTTGATTTGATACGCAGCAAAAGGATAATAATATACCTGAGCATACCAGATTAACATAGGCTGTAAATAAGTGTTTAGCAACGTTTTGTATTTAGCATTAGCAGGGTCGTCTATAGTACCTTGCGTAATTAAGTCAGAAACTTTGTTGTACAAATCAGTCCCAGTATAATTTTGTATATCAATCTCTTGAGCTACCTTCACAAATTGAATGAATTTGTCTGTGTCAACGTTACCGTCCAAAATGGAGTTTCTAACTAAATCTGTTCTATTTATAAATAATGCTGTTGCCATAGTATCTTATTTTGGGTATGCACCTCTGTTTTTCATATTCTCTGGAGCTTTAGCTGCGTCTTTTGACCCAACAGGATTTTTCATATAGCTATCAGGAATAGTTCTAGTTTTTTTATAATTACCTAAATTTTCAGAAGGCTCTGTATTACTTTCTAATCTATACAATACCTTTTTCCATTTATGCCTACAGTATATTCCACCTTTGAATTTAAATAAATTATATGGTCTGCCTTTATGACCAAGCTGTTTATTCACACCCTCTCTAGTTGCCTTGTCAATATCTTCAATAGTCCATACAATACCTGCGTCTGCCATTTGCATCATATTAATACAAAACTCTCTTGATGAGCTTGACGGCTTTCTTGAACCTACTGCATATGTATAACGAATTTTATATAAACCATTTTTAGAATCTAAATAAGAAAATGAGCTTCCTTTACGTTTGCTTGTAATTTCGTCTGCTAAGCCTACCATTTCTTTTACTTTAGTTAGTGTGCTTTTTTTTTCTTTTATTAAGTAATTAGCCCAAGACTCATTGTCAACATTGTCATCTTCGTCAACTTCGTCTACCATAACATAACCGTCATCTATTTTTTGGCCAGAGTCTTTTAGAGACCCAAGAATACTGCTATAATCTTCGTCAGATAATTGCTCTTGTGATAGTTGTAATTCTTCGTTTTCTTCTTCTTGTTTTACGCCTGTTTCTTCTTCAATTTCTTCTTCTGATTGTATATCAGTATTAACCTCAGTAAATTCTAGCGGCTGTAACGTAATAAAATATAGGTTTAACGATACATTATTAAAAGCTAATACTTGGTCAAAGGCATCAATTAAAAGCTCCTGAAACGGCCTAATAACTGTGTTATCCATTAATAGTGATGCTGTTTTTATTTCGTCTGCATTGTTACCTAAACCTGTATTGTCTTTTATACCTAATAACATTGGTGAAACAATACGGTGAGCTACTAATATTTTTGATTGAGACTCTGTAGATAAAAACTGATATTGATTATGCGCATCAGATAATTGTACTGGTGTTATTTCAGCTTGTGCTTCTTTATTGTCATTAAATGCTAAAATAAATTTACCTGCATTAGATGAGCCAGAAAATTTTTGTGCTATTCTTTGTTCTATTAATTCTCTTTCTTGTGGATTAGGTACGCCATTATTAAAGTTAATTAACATAGAAGGGCTAAGGCCATTCATAATGTTATTTAAATGATAGTTACTTATTTCTTCTTCTAACTCGCAATACTGTAAGCCACCTTGATAATCCACAGGTGCATAATAATAAAACCCTGCTTTATATGGTTTTACATAAAATATTTCTATAGCTTCATTACTCTGATTAAATGCAGGTATTCTTCTAGGTTGGTCTGTAGGTTTTAAATCAGCCCAGTCTTTAAAATAATAGTAAGCAGGTATATCACCTTTTTCGTTTGCTTTTTCTGCTCTTAATGTTTCAACTGGTATATGTTCAACTTCTGCAATTTTTGAACGGTCTTTGCTGTATATTATTTGCATAGCGCATTGACCCATTAATTTTAAATCATAACATAACTTTCTAACGCAGTCTTTTTT